CGCGGTTGTACTGATCCTGATTGGCCGTCAGCGCCCGGCCATAGCGCAGTTCATTCTGTCCCAGGGCGCGCCCGTATGCCGCGCCGTACTCCTGGCTGCCCATCTGCTGGCCGAGGTCCAGCGCCCCGCGCAGGGCCCCGCCACTGAGCAGCCCGCCGCGCGCCGCGGCACTGCCTTCGAGGGCTTGCATCCCCGTCTGGAGGCGGAACTGGAAGCCGGGGTCCTGTTGGAGCGTCGCGGCGGTCGGGGGCACGAAGGTGTACTGCCGCGGATCGAGCCCGCGCGGCGCCTGAAACGGCTGCCCGGGCCCCTGCGTGATCATCTGTTGCAGGCGCGGCAGGGCCCATGCCCCGGCTTCGCGCCACGGCGCCAGGTCGGCGCGCCCTTGCGCCCACATCTCGCGTTGCAGGGCGGTCGCCTCATCGGCGGACTCGGCCTGCATTTTGGCGGCCTTTTTGGCGGCACTCGACTGGATGGCGGAGGTTGCCACCGCACCCGCTATCGCCACACCGCCGGCTACGGCCGCGGCAAGAAATGACATCCATCGTCTCCTTTGCGTTCAGGCCAGGGCTCTCCGGCGTCCAGCGCCGTCCGCCACGCCGCATAGGCGGCAAATGAGGGGGCAATGATCTCGGCTTCCAACGCCGCCAGATCCTGGGTGTCGGACGGGTTGGCGTGACAGGTCACCCAGACCGTATCTTCCAGGGCCAGCGCGGCGCGTTTGGCGCCGGCCGGCGACTGGAGCACCTGCGGCGCACGCACCTCCTGGAGCCCCCCGGCCTCGGTATAGAGCCGCAGGGCGCCTTGCAGGAGCACCACCAGGTGCGCCTGCTTGTGGATCTTCCCCACCAGCAGCGATCCCGCCGGAATCTGGATCGCCCGCAAGTACATGCCTGGCGCGAAATAGTGCGTCAGAGGAAACTGCTCGCTATCGCCGTGCACGGCCCGGGGATGCTGCCGGAGCGTGGCTTCAAAGGCCAGGATCTGCTCCCGGCGGGCCAGGGCGTCCGTGCGGGGCACCAGGGTCGTGAGCATCGTCTGCACCTCGGCAGCCACCGCGGGGGGGATCACGTAGACCTCCGTCGTGTGATAGTCCGGATAGCGCGCCAGGAGCCGCGCCTGCACCTGCACACACACGTGAAACAACCGCCGCTCGCGCTCCGCCCGGCTCCACGTCACCAGCGGCCTGACGAGATCCCAGATACGCACCATGGCTCACGCCGCCAGCGCATTGCGGATCGCGTTCACCCCGGTCGCTAACCCGGCATCATTCGTCTCTAACACGCCTTCCCAGGCACTGGTGAGATTATCGCGTAAGGCGTCCGCACTCGCCGGGGCGTCGGTCAACGTCGGCAGCGCGGTCACACTCACCACCGCGGGTAAACCCGCCACCACCGCCGCGCGCCACGCCTCCAGCGCCTGAAGCCGCGTCTCCTGATCGGCCTGGCTCGTCTCCAGCGCGCTGACCGTGCCCTCCAGGGTGGTCACCCGTCCGGTGAGGGCCTCGACGTCGGCGGCGAGATCGAGGAACGATGCCTGCAACGCCGTCAGTTCCGCCTCCAGGCCCTCCACCGTGGTATTGGTGCTGCCGAGATCGTCTTCCACCTGGCTGATGTGCCCGGCATTGAGGAGGACGCCGCCGGCTAACTCCGTATTGGTCGCGGCTTCCTGCCCGCCCTGCCGTTCGTACGATTGCTGGAACCAGGCCAGCCACGGGCGCGACAGGCGGAGCGTGTCCCGGTCGACCACGGGGGCTTGCAACAGGACCGGGGCCAAGGTGGTGGGCATGGGGACCTCCTACGCAATCGATGCGCCGATAAACGCCACAGGCACCGGATCACTCACGGTCACTTCGGCCACGAGCTGCCGCGCCCGCCCTAAGCGCCGCCACTCCACCGTCCGGCCATACTGCCCCTGGCGGTGCGCCGTGGCCCAGCGGCCATTGTCCCACGTGTGGCCGTTATCGCGGGACAGCCGTAACAGGACCTGCGGGTCCGTCCCTGGCACCACCCCGCCGTCCAGGCCGATGCCCGTCTCCATGAGCACCCGCAAGCGCTGGAGCGTCAGCCACTCCTGCTCCTGCCGGAGCACCGGGGTGACCCGCTGGCGCACCAGCGGGAACGTGTCATCCGTATAGCAGGTCGGGTCCAGGGTGTACAGCGTGCCGTCCTCCCAACTGCCCACCAGATGCTGCCCGAAGGCAAACGTGTGCAGGTACGGGCGCCACGGATACCACACCGGGTCCGGCTCGGGGAGCCGGAGACTGTTGGCCACCAGCGTCCCGCGCTCACTCCAGTGCTGCGTCGAGAGATCATACCACCAGGAGGTTTCCAGGTCCGGCACATACAACCCGTACCAGCTATGCCCCTCCTGCGCATACGTCAGGCCAACGGCCTCCGCCAGGCGCGTCGACTGCGCCAACGCCCACTCCACCGGCGGCGTACTGATCCGCTGCGGCTGATAGCCCTGGGCCTGCACCACGGTGCCGTGCCCGCGCGGGCTGCTGGTCACCCAGAACACCTGACCCACGAGGGAGCGCGCCACGTACGGTCCGACACTGCCGACTTCCATCAGGCCGCCCGGCAGCCGCTGAAAGGGCGTGAAGGGATCGCCGGTCGAGTACAGGACTTCCGTCGTCTGCGTGCCAAAGAGCCACAGCTCGCGGTGATCGACCAGCAGCCCGACGAGCGGATCGGCGCGTGCTTCGGCGGTGGCAAAGGCGAGGCCGTCGATACTCGGGCTATAGAGCTCGCTCCACTGATACTGGCCGGTGCCAGCAATGTCCCAGACGAAGCGTCCGTCCAGGAAGCCGATGGTCCGTCCCGGGCGGAAATCCGGGTCGGCGTTGGCGCTGAAGGCGTTCGTCGCCAGCGTCAGGCCATACCCCTGGGTGCCGTCCACCAGGGCCACCATCAGGCCATTATCGGCCATGGAGACGAGCCCCGCGCGGCTCTGGAGCGTCCCACGCGCCACCAGCGGGCCGGCGCTGGCCAGCTCGTATAGCGTGGGACCGGCGACGACGAAGGTGCGCCCGGTGGTGCTGGTATAGAGGCCGCGAATCGGTCCCACGGTCGCGTGTGCCCGCCGCCGTAGGCCGGGAATCCCGTACAGGGCCAGCGTCGGGGGACGCACGCCGCTGGCGCAGACCTCGGTGAACAGGTTTATGGTTCTGTCAGGACTGACATCCAGGCTTCTTGAGCGATAGCCTGGCCCGCAAAACCCCTGGAAGTCCATTACCGCCTCCAGACATAGTGCCCGCTCGACGCCTCCCACGCCCCGGCCTGCCGGCCGCTCATCGCCGGGTCCATCCCCAGGGTGGGCACGACCGTATTGGTGCGCTTGATCGCGGAAAAGGCCTGGGCAAACGCCCCGACGAGGGCGGTGGACGCCTCACGGTCGTACTCGGGCGCCAGGTCGAGCGCCAGGCCGAAGCGTAACGCGCGCTCATACCCCGGCGGAAACGTCAGCTCCGTATCGAGTGACGCAAACCGCGTGAGTGGCACCCACGGGAACAGCCCCAGCGTGTGCGCCTGCTGCGGCACCGGCCACATCCGCAGCTCCCCCAGCGGATACGTCGGGGTGTACTGCCACAGCTGCGGATACAGGCTCGTCATGCCCTTCTGCGCTAACGCCTGATACTCCGCCTGGCTGTATGCGGTGAGGGGCCATTCCATATCCGGTTGATCGGTGAGCCGCAGCACCACGCCTTCGACCTGGAGCGGGCGCGGGTGCGCAATCATCCCCCCTGGCACGCCCCACGTATAGAGCGCCTGGCCGACGATCAAGGGCACGTCCAGGCGCTCGATGGCGTAGAGGGTGAGCCGCTCATTGCTCCACGAGTCCACGAGCTGATTCAGCGTCTGCAAGCCGTCAAAGGCTTCCTCGGCGGTCGGCGGCTCGTTGGACGCCAGGACGCCAAGCAGCCGGAGCGTGCTGGCAATCAGGGCGCGCGCGGTGGTCACGGGGCCTCCTCCTCCAGCAAGCGGCGCACCCTGGCGCGACTGATCCCCAACGTCTCCGCCATGGCCTGCTGACTCATCCCCTCAGCCTGGAGATCTCGTATCCGCTGCCACTCACTCGGCTGCTCCCGTGTCGGGCCCGGACGGCGATCCGCCGGCGCCGGGGCCTCCGGCACGGCAGGAAAGGGCCCCGCCCGACTGTCCGCGTGCCCCGGCTCCAAGGCGTCCCACTCGTCGAGCGTATGGACGATCCGCGCCCGGCCATCCGGCCAGAAACGCCAGGTGGGCAACGTGGACGGGCGCTCAGCCATCAGACACCTCCCTCTTTCGTCGCCCGTGGGCGTCGCCCGTGGGCGTCGCCCGTGGGCGTCGCCCGTCACGCCACGGCTTGCCAGAGCCGGCAGGCCCATTCCGGCCGTGGGACCGATTCGCCATGGAGCATTTCGACGCGGGTGATCCATTGATCGGAGAGCGCGGCCCACTGACGCGTCACGCGTAAACTGATGCCGAGCTGGTCATCCGTGGCCCGGCTGGCCTCGGCGCTCTGGCTCGGCAGATCGAGATCCACCGAGGCCAGCGTAAAGGCATCGCGGTGGAAGGCCAGCCCCTGCACATAGGGCGTGTTGGCCGTGCCGACAAAGGTGAGCGCGGCGCCATCCACCGGACTGGCCGTGACCGTCTGGTACGGCCCGGTCACGGTGATGGCCGGTTGAATACTGAGCGTCGCGGCGCCGCCGATATCGGACGAGGCGTTGGCCGTGGCAACGAACTGTTGCAGCTTGCCCGTCGATTGTTTGGTCTGGGGATTGACGCTGTAGACGTCGTCGATGGTGAACACATCGCCTTTGCGCACCCGTAATGCCGCCGCGGCCGTCCAGCCATCGGTGAGCAGACTGCTGCCGGTCTGACTGTTGGTATTCACCGCCGGGGCGCCCCCGAGCGGGCCCACCGTATGCGTCACGATGTTTTGGTCCATCGACCAGCGCCAGCCGCCGGCGAGGCCCATGGTGCCCGTCTCGTACTGGTTGGCAATCTGCTCGGACGATTGGAAGAGCCCCTTCAGTTGATCGACCACATCGACCTGTTGCCACGGCCCGATCACCACACTGCGAAAGCGGTCGCGCGGCGCGGCGTTGTCGTCGAGCCGGGCGCCGGCCTGCAGGAAGGGCAGAAAGTAGTTGGTGGTCGCTTGCGGGATTTCGACGCTATTCCAGACGCTACTGTACAGCTCGCAGACCTTGCGGTCGACGTCGTTGGCGAGGGTGGCAATGGCCGGCTCGAGGACACGCTGGCTATAGTCGTCGAGGGACAGGGCGCGCTCGGCCGAGGTGAACTGCACGGGCACCACCGGCTGCCACTGGATGGTGAGCGGCGTCGAGGTCTCGATGTAGTCCTGCGGCGTCACACTCGGGCCATTTTGCACGGTAAAGCGGGCCGGCGCCCGGATGTTTAGGGTGGCGCCGATTTTGGCGCCGGATTGGGCGAATTGATTATCGTAACTGCGGTTCACCTGGCTCGCCATCTTCAGGTTGTTGCGCAGGATCGACAGCGCGCGGCGGGTGACCATCGAGATCGTGAGCAGCGTGTTGGGCACAATGGGCCTCGCTTTCCTCCTTTACCGCGAATCCGGATACATGCGCTTATAGATCGCATCGTATTCTTTCTGCGACATGGCCATAATTTCCTCCTCGGTCATGTCGTAGAGCGTTCGCGGCCCCGGATTCCCGGCGCCACTGAGCGGCGTCGGCGGGGCAGGTTTGGGGGTCGGAGGCGTCGGACGGGGACTGGTGCCGTTCGGGGGCGGGCTGAGCCGCATCTCGATCTTGCCGATCTCGCGCGCCATGGCCAGCGGGCGCTCGCGCGCCACCTCGTTCAGGCGCGTGATCTCGTCGGGGTGCTGCGCCAGGTAGTAGGCCAGTTCGGCGCCGAGCTCGCTGTCCTGCACGCAGGCATCCAGCGCCGGAGCGCTATAGATGCCGCTCAAGCGGTCCAGCACGGCATCAAAATCGGCATACTTCTGGCGCGCCGCGGTGGCTTGCTCCTGCAGGCGGCTCAGGCGCTGCTGCTCGGCCTGCTGCTGGCGGGCGGCCTGCTGCTCCAGGGCCAATTCCTGCTTCAGTTGCGCCTTGTCCCAGTCCCGCACGGCTTTGAACCACTCCTGCTGCGAGGGGTAGTCTTCTTCGCGCGGTTCGGGTTGCTGGTGCAGCGGCACCGGGGGCGTCTCGGCAGGCGGTTTCCGGTAGCCTTGCTCCAGCATGGCGAGCTGGGCCTTCAAGGCGGCGGCGTCGCGGCGGGCCTCTTCCCGATCACGGCGCATGCGAGCGAAACTCCGCTCTTGCTTGCTCGTCATCGGCTCTGCACGGCTGTCCTCGTCGTGGTCCTCCGGGGGCATAGGGGTCGCGGGAACATCCGGGGCTGATTCGGAGGACTGCCCAGTCTCCGCAGGAGCGGGCACAGCCGGGGGCGCAGGGGCAGGCGGCGGGGCTGAGGCACCAGGGTCGCCCACCTCACCGGGAGGGGGCGCAGCCGGGTCGGGGGATGGCTCGGCCACAGTCTGCAGCGTGCCATCAGGGCCGGGTTCGGTGACCGTGATCGGCATAGGATGGGTCGCTCCTATGAGGCGTTGGGGGACTTTCTGCGCCCTGCCGAGCGCAAAAAAAAGGCAGGCGAAGGTGTCACGTGACCTTCACCTGCCTTGCAAGGCGCGCGCTCAACCGGCGCTAGCTAGGCACCGGGAGCGCAGAAAGTTTGCGGCTAATTACACAAGGTTCTCCGGCACTTGTCAAGACCTGGAGCGGTCCGTATACCGCAGAGCGTGCGCCAGTCGGGTCAGCTCGCGATCCAGTCGGCCGGCCCGCTGATGCGCCCGGAACCAGCCCCACCAGCCGCCGAGCACCAGGGCGTACCACCCCAGCCACCCCAGCCAGTCCCAGAGCCAGGCGAGCATCCTCTAGCCCTCCGACCCATTGCGGCTGAGCTGCTCGGCCTTGAGCGCCAGCTCCTGCTCTTTGACGCCAATCTGCCAGGCGTTATACTCGCGCTCGATCTCCAATTCCCGCGCTTTGAGGGCGTTCTGCTCGGCCTTGTCCTTGACCTGCAACTCCAGCTCATTGTTGCGCTGCGTGAGTTCTTGCAGTTGCCGCTCGGCCATGGTCGCGTACTGATTCAGCGCCTCCAGTTGCCCGCCCATCTGCTGCACCTGCTGTGTCAGCTCCTGGATCTGCTGCGCCTGCGACGGCTGGCCGCCCTCGCCCTCTTGCAGCTGGGGCGGCAACTGCTTCTGCAAGCGCTCCACCAGCGCCTTGCCGCCGGGCAGGTCCATGTTTTTGACCAGCAAATCCACCGTATTGGCCATCACCTCCGGCAGCGCTTGCGTGAGCTGCATCATCACGGCTACGGCTTCCTGCCGCTTCGTGGCGTAGCCCGGTCCGGCGCTCACCACCACGTCATACCGCCCCACGGTGAGGTCGTACAGCGTCGGCAATCCGGAGAGCGGATCGACATAGCTGGCCCCCACGATCACCTGTCTGAGGGTGTCGTCCGGGCCCAGGATGCGTAAAGCGCGGCGGCCATCGTAGAGGTGCGGGATCAGCTCCACCAGGATCTGCCCCACCCGGCGCACACTGCGGCGCAGGTTATCCAGGTAGTGGAACTGCCCGAGCTGCCCCTGGCTGCGCTGCTGGTAGACGGTGCTCGCCGCTTCGCCCGGCGGGCCCTGCTGGCCGAGCTGCGGCTGATAGATGCCGGTGGTGGTCGAGAGGTCCTGCGCCGCCAGAAGCCGTGCCTGGGCAATCGCTTGCACCGGCGGCTCCAGGGTCTGGCGCTGCGGGGGAGGGACCGCCACCCCCCCGATGGTCAGCGGTTTATAGGGCAAATAGGCATGATTGCGCGTGTTCGCCGTGGCCCACCACTGGTCATAGCCCTCGATCTGCCCCTCGGCCAAAATAAAGGGCGCTTTCGGGGCCAGGGCAATCATTTCCGCCTCGGCTGAGGCCCACAGGTCATAGGCGTACTGCGAGTCCTTGGCGTGGCGCACCACCCCCGTGTAGTCGAGCTGCCCCTCGTCCGTGAGCCGTTCTTCGCCGGTTACCCGCACCAGCGGCAGCGACGAGCCGAGCCATCTGGTTTGCTCAATCACCTGATAGCCGCAGATTTTCGCCCAGTGCACGATGGGGATCTGCGCCGTGCGGGTCTGCACCACAGGGGCGCCCTCGGGCAGCTGGTCCACGCGCTGCACGCTCCCATCCGCCAGTAAGGCCAGGCGGACGCCCTCCCACTCGCGCCAGTAATACTCCGCCACCCGCACCGTATCTGGGGTAATCCAGGTGTCGCCGGTGGTTTCCCAGGCGCTTGCCTCGGGGGGTAAGCGGCCGTACTGGCTCTCGTAGACATCTTTGGCCATGACCTGCACGATAAACGCCCAGTTGGCGTCGGCGCCGGTGGGCTCGGTACTGGTGGGGTCGAGGTAGATGCTCAGGGGGTTGATGATGCGCTCGATGGTGGGCTCCTGGTCGAAGCTCAGGGGGCCGACGTAGCGCACGTTGACCCGTAGGTAGCCCAGCCCGCAGGCGGCCACGCTGTCCGCGGCGGTATCGTAGGCAATATCGGCGTTCGAGGCGTTCTGGATCTGCCGAATCAAGCCTTCGATCACCTCGGCGGTCGCGACGTCGGCCTGGTCGTCCACCGGCTGTATCGTGATACTGGGCCGATTCTGGCGCTCTTCGTTGACCACTTGCCGGACAAACTGGGGGAGTTGATTGATGGTGAGACAGGGCCGGCCATCGGCGGTGCGCTGCGCTTCGACGGCATCGGGCCACTGCTGCCCCTGGAGGAAGGCGAGATCATCGCGCGCCTGGGCGCGCCAGGCGGCCTCGGCCTGCTCGGCGGTGCGAAAGCGGGCACGCGCCACGCGCAACAGGGCCTCCCGATCACGGGCCTGAGCGGCACGGTCTGCCGCCTCCGATCCCTGCGGGGCCTGCCCCTGGATCGGAGTCCAGAGCTTGCCCCTGGCTCGACCAGGGGGCGGGCCCGTACGGCGATACGGGGCCTCCGGTTCGGCCATGGGCTACAGCTCCTCCGGCGCGGGCGGCGCCGTGGCGGTCTGCTGGGCCTGGCCGGCTGCCGTCACCACGTCCTGCGTCAGTTGCTGCGTCTGCCGCCGCAACAGGCCACTGAGCACGGCCGGCATGGTGTCGAGGGCCAGGATGGCGTGTCCATAGGCATCCTGCACCGCGTGGTCATTGCTCCAGCGTGCCTGGAAGGCGCGCAGGCTCTCAGCGGCCTGGGCGCAGAATTTTGCCTCGCCACTGACGTCCTGATCGAGCTGGGCAAGCGTCTCCATAAGGACGGGATCGGCCACAATCAAGGGCGCGGGGGGTGTCGCGGTCGTGTCCATTACTTTTTGCCTTTCTTCGGGCGGGAGAGTCCCGCTTCACTGAGGCCGATCGCCATGGCCTGTTTCGGGTTGGTCACTTTCTGACCACTGGAGGAGCGGAGATCCCCCGCCTTGAACTCGCTCATGACGGTCTCCACTTTGCGCTGCTTGCCGGCTTTGGTGCGTGGAACGGTCCTGGCCATGGAGAGATCCTCCTGCTGGGGGGGGGAGAGGCTGCCGGGCACCCGGAGGAACTGCGCTGGGTTCCCGAGATGGTCAGAGTGACGTCGCAGCGCCCGGCTGCTGCGAGGGTACAACGGGCCAGCAGGGGTGTCAAGCGGCCCCTAGCCCGTAAAGGTCGACCGCCATCCCCCACCCCCCCGGCCGGCGGTCACGACCAGCGGCGCATCCGGCGTGCGGGCCACGGGCACGGCGCGCGCCACGTCCAGGCCCGACACGAGGAGGTAGCGGGTGCCATCCATCAGGTGGTCGTCTGTTTTCACGATCCGGCCCTTGGCATCGCGCCTATACAACCGGGCTTCCTTGCGCCAGTTGCTCAGGGGCTCAAATACCTTCAACCGGCCTTGCGTGAGGCGCTCCAGCACCTGATAAATCCCGGCTTCGACCGCATTGACCGCCACGGAAAGATGCAGCCCGAGATCCTGATACGTCTCCAGCAGCACCACCCCATCACCCTGGCTCCGGCCCCGCGCCGCCGGATCAATGACGCCGGGGATCCAGTCACCCGGCGCTTTACAGGCGGCGGCATGCACCGACGGCTCGGCTTCGCCGCGGGAGTGCTCGTGGTACAGATACCAGGTATCCGCCTCGGCATCGTAGGCGCCCCACACGGCAGCGGTGCGGTTCCAGCCCACATCGAGCGCATAGGCGCGCTTCCAGTGCTTCGGCAGGGCGAACGGCTCCACCAGATAGGCCGATTCCTCCACGGGATAGATGACCCCGGCGCCAAGCACCGGGATGCCGCGCGTGCGGGCGTCGCGCTGGTAGGCCGGGATGGCGGCCAGCATCTCGGCTTTGGTGGCGGCGTCGAGATGCGGCACATCGTCCCAGGTAGCATTGCCGATCCACTTGGCGCCCTGGCTCGGCTGCGCCGGGATCTCGCCGTCCGGCAAGAAGTGCAGGACCGTCTCGCTCAACCCCTCCAACGGCGTGAAGGTGGTGAGCACCAGGCCGTTGCCCGTGCCCGTGCCGGTGGTATCCATGGTGCGCAAGACACACTCGGTATGGATGTCCAGCGGCGGTTCCTCGTCTTCCAGGATCACATGCTGGAAGGTGCCTTCAAAGGCGGTCCGCCCTTGCTCGTAATATTTGAGGGTGAGGAGCGAGTGTCCGCCGCTGGCGTGGAGGATGGTCACGCTGTCGATCAGATCGGCCACACTGCTGGCCGCCTTGGTGGGCGGGCGCACAAAGGTGTCGAGGGGCAGCACGCCGGTGCCCCACTGCCCGACCGGCCCGAACAGTTCTTCCTGGACGATCTCTTTGACTTTTTTGCTCGTGGTCCCTGCAGCCCAGGCACGAATAGGCCCCGGAAAGCGCCGCCCAGCCCACCAGGCCGGGTACTGGCCGGTGAGATGCACCGCCAGCTCGTAGCAGGCGGCGCGCGTCTTGCCGACCCGGTTGGCGGCGATAAAGAGGCGTTCGCGGTGGGTGGCGCCGGCAGCGAAGAAGGCCAGGTGTTGCGGATAGTAATGGCGCGCAAAGCGCCCGGTGGCGGGAAAGCGCGTGAGGATCTGGTGCGTGCGCTGATAGGCGTCCTCGGCTTCAAGCAGCGCCACCAGTTCCAGTTCCTCAGCCAGCGTCAGGGCCATCGTGGCCGTTCTCGCCCCGTTTCGCCAGGAGCGCGGCAATGCGCGCCTGGCGCAGGGTGGCATCGGTGAGGACGAGCGGCTTGTCCGGATCGCCGCTCAGTTCCACGGCTTTCAGTTTGGGGAGCATGCGGTCAAATAACGCACTGGCCGCCGTCAGGCGGTCGGCCGTGCTGCTCGTCGGGCTCGTCATGATCGTCGTGAACAGGCGCACCGGATGCGCCATCGCATCGCCCGCGGCCTGGCTCTCCACATAGTCCCAGAGGGCTTCGCGGGTGCGCACGCTGCATTTATTCGGGGTGCCTTTGGTGCGGCCGCCGGTTTTGGGCGTGCCCGGCTTTCGTCCACGCGGCATAATTTTCTACTGTTTTCTACTTTAGAGAGTGCGGACGCCTGCCCGCAAGCCTAGCCCACCGCCGCCGCGGCGTCAAGCCGGCTCCTTCTTCGCCCGCCGTACATCGGTCTCGATCAGCCGCAGCACCTGGCCTTGCATGGAGCGGTGCTGCTCACGGGCACGCTCCTCCAGCGCGGTATAGACCTCCTCCGGCAACCATACGTTTAACCGCCGTCCCACCGGGCGGCGTGGCCGGCGCCGGCGGATGAGTCTGTTGATAGTCAATGAGTTATCTGGAGTTACAGTTAAGATGTGCATGGATGATATCTCGGCACTATACGAGACCTCTATATATTTTTAACTCTAGCAATATCAAGACGCTTCATGCTTATGACACTCCCCACGGCTCAAGCCGGGGGTTTCTTGGAAAGCGCAATGGAAACTCCTTCCAAGCGACAGACTTCCATCCGTGACAGAAGTCTGGCAGGTGTCCGCTGCAACGACGCATACTCCGCTTCCTCCCGAAGGAGGAGCCGGTCTACGATACGTGCGAGAGTTCGTCGCACCCCGGCCTACCGGGATATCGGACAGTTCCTCTTTTACGCCGGGGACTGCTTCCTCCCGGCAACCGCCTCTAGGAAAGAGCATGCAATCCCGTCCCCGTTTGGCAGTCGGACGAGGTTGCTCCCCGGATCTGCCGGGGTTCATACAAAAAGTGTATCCAATGCTTTCAAGCACTTGCCACAGAAAGTATGGTCGAAATCTGTGGCCCTTGCAGGGCCAGTGCTGCTTGACCCCACATCGCAAGCAGGGGGTTTGCGCAGCACATGCGATCACCTTTCGTGGGGAGGCATGCTGTAACGCAGCAAGACGCACAGCAACGGGCCTCTTGGTATAACCGATTTTGAGAGAGCTGGGACCAACCGCCTGAATGGCATAGATATAGCCTGCGTCACGCGGCATGTTCGTGTTCTTCCTCCTCGTCGTCTGGTTCATCGCCAAGCAAGAGGTACTGCACACTGACACCAAGCGTTCTGGCCAGGTCTGGAACGTTTTCGACATACATGGAGCGGCGCCCGCGTTCGATCATCGAGAGATTGGTATAGCTCATTCCGGCGCATTCCGCGCATGCCTTCAACGTCAACCCCTTGAGAATGCGCGCGGCACGAACCCGACGGCCAAAGTGTTGCAGAAACTTTGCTCGTGTCATAGATACCTCCTGCCGTATAATATACATCATCATATAAAATTGTGGGGTATTTTTTAGAAAAAATTCTCGACTAGTGCATTTTACCACTTGACGGTATTTATTCGATGATGTATATTATAGTTATAACACGGCAGCGACGAGGGGAGCAGAAGGTAGGCGCTCCCGAGAAACCTCCAGCCAAAGTCGCTCCCCAGCCCCGGCGAGAGCAAGACCTAAACCGGGTGGAAGAGAGCAGGTAAGCCGCGACGACCAGGCGAGCGGCACAGGGGGATACGAAGAGCTACGGTCCCCCACGCAGTGGAGTGTGTCGCCGTGGAAGGCACGGCCTGAGGAGCAACGCGAAACACACGAGGAGACGCGACGATGAGAACACTGGAACAGATCACCACAGACCTGACCGCCCTGAAAGCCACCGCCCGCCGCTACGATGCTGGACTCAACGAGGGCGGCGAGGGCTTTACCCCCCACGCTGACGCCATCCGCCGCCTGGAGCGCGAGTATGACGCGGTCGCGGAAGCCACCGCTGCGGCACGGATGGCGGCCATCCAGCAGGCGGAAGACGCCGAATGGACGCACGAAGTAACCATGGCGCGGCGGGCGGCGTGGAACGCCTGGGTCCAGAGCCAGGGGACCGTCACGCCGGCGCAGCTCGCGGCGCAGATCAAGCGCCAGGGCTGGCGGATCGAGGCCCTTAAAGCCGCCATCGTGCGGCACGGATTGTAGGAGACGCGACGATGACCCCCGACGACGTAGAAGCCCTGCTCCAGAGCCTGGCCCGCACCATGGAGCATCAACGCAGCATCAACGACGATTTACGGGCGATAGCGGCCAACCATGAGGGGAGGATGCGGTATGCGGAAGAAACCCTCCGCCTCGTGAAAGACATTCTCGAACGCTTCAACGGGCGCTAAGCCCAGACGCAGCAACGCCCTTGCGAGCCTGCCTGGAAAACATACTCGCAAGGGCATCAGTCAAGTCCCACATGTGGGCAGGAGATGACGATGCAGATTTTAGCACAGTACACGACAGCGCACACGGTTGCCTTTGATGAAGCCTTGCGTGATGCGCGGGCACAGTTGCCCATGACCGCCGATGCACGCAGGGCTGATAAAGGCTTAGTCCTTGCTTTGAATAACCATGTGACCCTGGAGGGCGGGGCCGTGGCGCACGTCACCAGTGAGCGCGATCCCGAGGTAGTCTACCAGGTCACCCGCACGGGGTGTGACTGTTACGACGCCAGACGGCGGGAAGAGCAGATGCCCGACGCCCGGCCTGGCGTCCGCGGCTGCAAACACTACTACGCGGCGGTGCTGGTGGCGATGGCCCACGTCAATCTGGTGCTCAAGGGCTATGTGCCGGCGCCGGTGGATCTGATCTACCCCGCCGTATCGCTGGAGGAGTGGGCCTACGGCGTCGGCGGCTGGGCCTTCCCGCTCGATGATGGCTCGTACTGGTTCGAGCCCCGGAGTGAGCGTCCCGGCTGGTACACGGACAGCCTTAGTCTGGAGCTATGGGACAAACGGCCGTTCCACGAGACCGAGTGGTACGGCGCGGTAAGCCGGTGGGAACGCTGGTTGCAAGGCTAGCCAGGAAAGGAGGAGTGACCATGACCGATGTAACCCTGACCAGCACCCCCGCCACGCCGGCAGCGGCGCCGACCGGCGAGTATCCCCTCTCGACGCTGTGTCTGCGCCTTGAGGTGGACGGCGTGTCGCTGTCGTGGACGCTGCGTGGCGACGATAACGACGTCGCCTCCAGGCTGCCGCGCATCCTCGAGTACATCAAGCGCCTGCAGGCGAAGCTCCCCCGGCCGGCGCCGGCGGCGCCCGCCGCGGCACCGGCGCCGCCGCTGGAGGAGCGCGAGGACTGGTGCCCGATCCATCAGCACGCCATGGCGAAACAGTCGAACGAGCGCGGATCCTGGTTTTCCCACCGCGTGCCCGGCGAGGGCTGGTGCCGCGGCAAGCGCCGCAAGGCTGGAGCGTAACCCCAGACGGGGCCTGCCCCGTACCACGATACGGGGCCACTGGCGTGCACCAGTGCAGGCCTGCGTGGCCCCGCAGCGAGGAGACAACGATGAGACGACAACGCGACCTGACCCCCTGGCCCCTGGCCACCCCAGAGCAGGCCAGGCAGTACACCGTCGAATATAGCCGCACCACAGCGGGAAGCGCCCTCTTTGAGGCGGGCGTCCCCCTCGCTGCCCTCCCCGCCCGGCTGGAGATCCGGCTGGAATCGATCCGCGTCGATCCCGTCGGGGAGGCGACCGGGATCGTGTGGACGCGCCTCGATGGCGGGCCCTGGATCCGTGAGGGGGGCTATCTATTGAGCAAGCGCTTCCGCACGGAACCACCGACGGGGCCCTCCGGCCCCGCAGAGGAGACGCGACGATGAGAACGATTCGATTATCGGATGGCACGGAGCTGGGGACCAACGAGCACGACGGCGGCGTGTTTGCCCGCCGCCAGGATGGCACTTGGCAACAGTGGACGGGCACGGGCCAGACGCCGTGCTTTCGCAGTCCCCAGCAGTTCTGGCGCTGGCTGCAACGGCACTATGATGGGTTGGAGGGCTGCCGCCTGCAGACCAGTCGCGGATGGTGAAGCGTGGCAACGGCCACGAGAGACAGCGGGGCACTCCCGAGGGGCCCCGCAGAGAGGAGACGAGGAGGAGAGAGATGAGCAACTATAGCCACGACAAACGCACCAGATTCCTCGCCCAGCTCACCCTGGCCGGGGTGGATTATCCCCTGCGGCAGCGCACCGGAGAGCTGCGGCTCCTCAAGCCCACGGGCAGCGTCCGGGTGCTGTGTCCGCTGACCGCCGTGGCCTGGCACAGCCTGAGCGATATCTATCCGCTGGAGCGCTACCGGAGTGCCGGCGAAGCCCTGGGGCTGCCCAGCGGCATGGTCCGGGCCATCCAGCAGGCCTCCGACATGGCGCTCCACCCCCGTAGCGCCTGGTGGCGCAGGCAGCTCGAGGCCGCGCTGGGCAGCGCCGCCGCTGCTGGCGCGCTGGCGTAAAGGAGCGACGCATGCTGAAACCACGGTGTCCCCATCATCCCAGGGTGCACCCGTGCACCTATATCCTGATCGGTACGAGCCTCTTTATGCTTGGCCATGCCGGGCTGTTTGGCGGCCTGCTGTTTGGCGGCATGACCGCGGTCATGCATCTCGTCTGGGATTTGTGTATCCGCGGCCATATAGAAGAGTGCAAGGGGTCTTAGGGCTGCGCTGGCGCTGTAACCCACGGGCGCTAACCCCCACGCGGGGCCCCGGGGCCCCGCAGAGGAGACGCGACGATGAGAACGATTCGATTATCAGATGGCACGGAGCTGGGGACCAACGATCACGACGGCGGCGTGTTTGCCCGCCGCCAGGATGGCACTTGGCAACAGTGGACGGGCACGGGCCAGACGCCGTGCTTTCGCAGTCCCCAGCAGTTCTGGCGCTGGCTGCAACGGCACTATGATGGGTTGGAGGGCTGCCGCCTGCAGACCAGTCGCGGATGGTGAAGCGTGGCAACGGCCACGAGAGACGAGGATTATTCAGGAGGAGAGAGACGATGCGCACGCCCTATCCCTGTGGGTGCCGCTCCCATACGCATACGACGGTCCAAGACCGAGACCGGTGCGCACGGGGAGACATCCCGTGTAGCGAGACCCATCCCTGGCCGCCGCTGCCTGCCGGGGGCGGGATCTATGTCCGACAAACCTGTCCACACTGCGGCCTGACCCGCCTGGTCACTCGCCGGCAGCAGGAGTCTGACGATGGCTTTTCCCAATCTGACCTGGGTCTGGGTGACCTCTAGCAAGGCGATCAATCTCGATCTCGTGACCACGGTCACGGTGCAGGAGGGGAGCGTGCGGCTGTGGACCATCGACGAGCAGCACGGCCCCCTGTGCACGCTCACGGGCGACGACGCGGCGCGCTTCCTGTCCTGGTTCAACCGCCGCGCCGCCTCCAGCCTGGACGGCTAAGCCCCCCCGGCGGCCTCACGTCCGTGGCGCCGCCCCCTCCCCTTCCCCCCGGAGCACCCGCGCCAGCGCCGCGCCGGTCTGCACCGCGGCGGCGTGGGCCACGGCGGGCGCAATGTGTGCGTAGCGGGCTGTGGCTTGCGGGTGTTTATGCCCCAGGAGCGCGCCAATCTGCGGCAGCGTCACGCCGGCGCCCGCCGCATAGGCGGCATACGTATGCCGCAGATCATGCAGCCGCACATCGTCCAAGCCCACCCTACGCCGGAAATGTTCCCAGGTATTGCGCAAGCCGGTGTAGGGCCGCCCCGTTCTGGCGCCTGGCAGGACGTATGGATTGTCGAGCGCGCGGGGGAGGTGTCGGAGCACCGCGAGCGCCTCCGGCGCAAAATAGAGCGATTTGGGACCGGTCTTCGACTCCGGCAATCGTGCCTGCCCCTGCTGCCAATCGATCCACCGCCATTGCAAGCCCAGGATTTCTCCCGCCCGTGCCCCGGTGAGCAGTAAGAGGCGGATCCCCATGGTAAAGCGCCAATGCTGCGTGCGTGCCTGGTCAGCCTGCGCCAGCGCCTCCCAGAGGCTCCCACATTCTTCTGGGGTGAGATAGCGCTCGCGGGCGTGCTCGCGATAGGTCTGGAGACCCCGGGCCGGATTGGTGCCGAGGGCGCGCCAGCCCCAGCGTTCCGCAAGCCGAAACATGCGCGACAGCAGGGCGAGCATGCGGTTGGCTTGATAGGGTGTCGCATGCATGGCCGCGTGGAGCGCCAGCACCTCGGCGTGCGTCACCTCCTGGACGCGGTACGCCTCCAGGGCGGGCAGGATATGGATCCGCAGGAGACTCCGCGTCCCCCGTTGGGTGCTGGGTTTGGTATGCCGCTGGCTATACTCGACGACAAAGCGCGCGGCCAGATCCGCCATGGTATGGCGGGCAGAGGCCACCATCACGGGATCACTCCCCTGCGCCACCTGGGAAAGCCAGAGGCGCGCCTGCGTGCGGGCTTCCTCGACCGTGAGGACGCCATAGGCACCCAGCTTGCGGCGGCGTTGCTGGCCTGGGGGGAGGCGGTACTGGACGTAAAACATTTTGTGCGGACTGCCTGGACGCAAGCGAACGCCGAAGCCGGTGAGCAAGCTATCCCAGACGGTGGCATCTTTCGCGACTGGGGGGAGCCCATCGAGCAGGGCTTTGGTGAGTCGTGGCATGGCCTCTCCTCCTTGGGAAGCATGGGGGAAGCAGCGAAATCGTCACGGAGCGTTTTCCAGCGTCACCAGTGACGTGCTGCCTCGTAGTGTTACGTCATGCAACACTCGTCATAGCGCCTTATAGCGTCGTGCGGCGCTATGCAGCGTCGTACAGGGTGGAATGAATAGAACGATGTTTTCTCAGCGCAAGGGTGGCCTGAGGGCCAGCACGACCGGGCAGGATCCCGCAGGAGGCAGGAGCGGGGAAGCGAGGGGGAAGCAGCTCTCTAGGCCGAGACGACCACCAGCTTGATCTCATCCAGGAGCACCTGAAACAGCTCCACAATGCGACGTTGCTCGTGGGACGGCAACTGCATCAGCCGGTGCAGGAAGTGTGGCGTCGTCCCCATCGCCGGCGTGCTGAGCAGGGGGTACAGTAAGCGATCCAGGGGTACCCTAAGCTCGTTGGCGATACTGACGGCTTTATCAAACGTGGGTAAATCGCCATTTTCAATCTCACTCAGGCGCGTCCGGGAATAGCCAACGGCCTCAGCGAGCACTTCCTGTTTCATGCCGAGGGATTTGCGCACGTGCCGCACCGATGCCCCAAACACCTGTCCTACAAGATCGCTATTCACCATCATCGCTGTACTCATTGTGTCGCCTTTCACGACTACTCCATATGTCGATAACATCGACATTATACCTCAAGAGGAAGCGGCCTCACGCTGGGAAGTGAAGAAAAAAGGTTGCCAGAATCGACATCCATGCTAAAATGTCGGCATTACCGACGCACGGAGGACTCAATGAAGCTCGCAATCAAACAGTGGCGCAAGTCGCGTGGGATGACCCAACAAGTGCTGGCAGACAAACTCGGCAAATCCCGCTCCCTGATTGCGGAGTATGAGGCTGGCACGGTCGGGGTCTCCAGTCTCGTGCTCTATGACCTGGCGAAGGCCCTCGAGGTTTCGGTTGAGGCCTTGTATGACGAGGAGGAGCGTGCGGATGATACCTGATCCCCAGGCACCCCCAGGACCTCTCGACCCCAACCTGATCTACCTCCCGAGCGAGATCGCGGCCTACCTGCGGGTAGCGGTGCGCACGCTGCAAAGCTGGCGCCACCGGGGCGGCGGCCCGCCGTTTCGCAAGTACGGCGAGCTCGTGCGCTATCACGGCGGGGATGTGCTCGCCTGGGACGCCTCCCGCCGCCGCCGCACCACGGCGGAGGCCGCGGGCCTGCGGATGGTGGGCGGGAAGAGTCTGGGGCCGTAAGAGGAGCACGGGTTGCACAACCATCTGATTGTGAAGTGAGGCACGTATGCGCACGGTGCTGGATGGGGCCCTGGTGCGCCGGCTGCGCCACCGGCTGCAGCTCACCCAGCGCGAGCTGGGTGCGTCCATGGACTGGGCGCAGCAGTACGTGAGCGCGCTGGAGTGTGGCAAGCGGCTGTACGTCTACCCGCAGACGCTGGCCAAGCTCGCCCAGGTGCTGGGGGTGGCGATGGAGGAATTGGTGTGTGAGGAGCGGCAGGCGCCGCACCGCCCCGGGGGGAAGGGATAACCCCCCGGGGCGACAGAGACGGAACAATACTTGCGGCAAGACACGCCGGCGGCAAGAGACGCCGGCGCAGCAGAAAGGATAGCAGAAATGAAGGCGAAAACAACCGCACAGGGACCGGAGCTGAGTCGTGAAGCAGTACTGGAAGCCCGCGAAGCCCGCGTGCAGGAACAGGAAGCACAGCTCAAACACCGGGAAGCCGTGTTGAAAATCCGCATGGATTCGCTCAAAAAACGGGTCGCGGATCTCAAGCGGCGTCTCGCGTTGATGGAAGACATGTACTAGATACCAGGTGGAGCACTGGCAGTGAGCGTCAAAGTCATGGCCTATGTGTGGGACCATAGCCAACAGACGGGCACCAATCTGCTCATGATGCTGGCCATCGCCGATATGGCCAACGATGCCGGACGGTGCTGGCCGACTATGGACCGGCTGGCGCAAAAATGCCGCATGGAGAGACGCCAGGCGCAATATCTGATTAAACATCTGGTCGAAGTCGGTGAACTGCTTGTTGAGCATGGCAGAGGACGTGGGTATCCGTCGATCTATGTCGTAAAGGGTGCAGCCGAGTGCACCCTTTCTGGACCTGCCGAAGAAAAGGTGCAGTCCAGTGCACCCTTTCTCGAAGAAAAGGTGCAGTCCAGTGCACCCTTTCCAGAGATGAGCAACGAAAAGGTGCAGTCCAGTGCACCCTTTCTCGAAGAAAAGGTGCAGTCCAGTGCACCCTTTCCAGAGATGAGCAACGAAAAGGTGCAGTCCAGTGCACCCTTTTCCGCTGTCAACCAGGAATTGTTACAGATTCAGGATCTTCAAGATCTAAGACTAAAGACAAGATCTAAGACAAGAAAAGATCCTAAGCAGCCGATACCTCCTCCTCCCTCCTCCTCCGAGGAGGCGATAGAGCTGGCGACGATTACCAGCGCAGAAGCGTTTGTGGCCCTATACAACGCGAATATCCCCCCAGGCATCCCCATGGCCAAAACCCTGTCACCAGAGCGCCGTCAGCGCATTGAGAAGCGTCTCAAGGACTTTCCCGACCGCCTGTTCTGGCTGACCTGCTTTCGCGCTCCTGCGAATTCTGCCTTTCTCCGGGGAGAACGCAATGGGCCAGGCCATCCACGATTCAAGTTCACTCTGAACTTCCTCCTCAGCAAAAAAGACGGCATCGAAAACTGTGTGAAAGTCTACGAAGGCAATTACGCCGATGATCCTCCACAGGAAGCGAGCCAGCCAGACAACCAGGAGGCGATGGCCGCCCTGAGTCCCCGCATGCAAGACCTGACGCGCCAGGCGCAACAATCCGCCCAGCGCATGAAAAACGATCCCCGCTGGAATCCAGCACTGCGAAAGGATGTGCATGAACAGCCCTGACGATATCGATGCCTTCCATGCGCTCATGACCACTCTGGCGGCGTTTTATCCCAACAGCAAACCCGATTTTGCCGCAGTCCTCGAAGGCTACTTCGAAGACCTCAAGCATCTCACGCTGGAGCAAGTCAAGATCGTCTTCGTGCTGGCCCGACGCCGCTATGACTTTTTCCCGCAGATTTCCCAACTGCTCAAAGTCGCCGGCGAAGCCTTCGCCTCTCCTCCCGCGCTGCCGGCACGCGACCGGGCACTTGAAGCTTGGAGCGATCTGCGCCGCTTCAGTGGCATGCCGTACCGCGAGGTGGCGCTTGAGGATCCTATCACGCGCCGCTGTTTTGAGGCACTAGGGGGCAAAGCCGCCTTTGGGACGTGGGATTTTGAGCGCGAGGAAAGCCGCATGCGACAGTATTTTTGCGACCTCTATCGCACCTATGTCGAACGCGGCGCCCAGTGGACGAGCAAAGAAGAGGCCGAGGCGCTGCTCAAAAACCTGGGCTTCGATCACCTGTTTGGCGGCCACTGGCTTGGCGCAGGAGATGACGATGACGCGCTCACACCCAGAGATTGAGACCACGCCGGCACGCTACCCGCCGTCCCACGGCACGCGCTACCTGCTGCCCGCCGCGGTGCTGGGGCTGGGCGGGCTGTACGAGTACGTCCTGATCGATCTGGAGATGGCGCGGCGCTGGCTGCTCGCCGGGCCGTGCACGTCGTATGTCACGCACCCGCAGCTCAAGGGCGAACTCGATCGCGTCGTGGGGATGTTTACGCCGCCAGGGCAGGGAGGGGCCCTGCCGACGCTGGGCTATCACGATGATGCGCTGCTGTGGCAGGTCGAGGGCTTTGAACTCCTCGCCTGGCAGGCGCGCGGCAATAGCAAGCGTCTGCGGGCGCTGGTGGAGGCCGGCAGGTGGACACTCGGGCTGCTGCGGCGGCTGGCTTAGGGCGTTTTTGGGCCTTGAGAGGGCCAGCACGCCCTGTGGCGCAGGCGCCGCGTATCCAGAGAGGGGGGATCCAGTCATGACCATCCTCGACGCAAAAAACGATAAAAGTGACGCACCCGTCCGCTATTGTCCTCCGGGGCGGCACCGCTGGGCGCCGCGGCTTGCGGCCGATCACCCGAAGCAGTGTTGGGACTGTCCGGCGGTGGAGCGCCAGGCGCCGCAGCCCCGGCTGCTGCCGGAGCCGCGGCCGTGGGGGGAGACGACAACCGAGCGCAGAAGGAGGTGACGCGACTCGACTCGACAGGACCGGACGAGACGCGACTCGACTCGACGTGACACGACATGAGACGCCGCCCGCCGCCGCGCAGAACAGGCAGGACGCGACATGACTGGACGCGACTGGACGCGACTAGACATGACGCGACGCGACCTGACTGGACGCGACACGACCTGACATGACCCGAGACAAGAAAGGAGACCCTATGGCCGACCCGATTCGCCGCATTTCGCCGAACCCGCCCGCCCGGCGCTGGGGCTGGAAGACGCGCCAGATCGTCGATTGTATCCGCGACCTGGTAGCCATTGGCGAGGTGTTTAGCTATGCCATGTGTCTGGACCTCTGCGGCATCGACCTGCAACGCGAAGAGCATCTGCGGGAGTCGGTGAAACTCCTCGCCCTGGACTACGATATCGTCCTGGAAGCCGTACCCGGGGTGGGCTATCAACGGCTCTCGGAGCCGGCCAAGGTGGACAAAGGCGACAGCGATTTCCAGCGCATCTATCGCAAAGCCCGCCGGATCCAGGCCGAGCAAGCCACGGTAGAGGTGCTCCAGCTCTCCGATCTGGACCGCCATCGCTATCTGTCCCAGCAAACCCTTGCCGGGTGCCTGACCCTGTGGACCGATCCGCGCGTGCGCCGGGCCCTGCCGCAGGCGCCTGAGCCGCCGGCGCTGCCCGTGCCGTTCGATTTTGCGGCGCACAAGGATTTGTTCACGCGGAAGCAGACGTCGTGACGCGACATGACTTGACTCGACTCGACTCGACGCGACTGGACTCGACTCGACCTGACTCGACACGACTTGACGCGACATGACACGCCGGGGCGCGCCGCCATACGCCCCGCGACGCCAGAAAGGAGGCCCCATGCCTGAGCCCCTCACCGTGATCCGCACCCCCCACAGCCGCAACCCCTGGCGCCTCGCCGTGCACGGCCAGCCGCTCGACAGCGCGTACTGCTGGCCCACGCGGCGGCTGGCCGAGCAGGTACGGCAGCAGGTCATCGCGCTCGCTGACTGGACCCAGCCACCAGCGACCTGGGACGCCGCGACGCAGGCGCGGGTGCTGGCGGTGCTGGAGGCGTGCGACAGTGCGCTTGCCCTCCGGCGGCTACAAGTCCGAAAACTCCAAGGAGATCTCTATGGCCATTGACGCCACCACCGGATCGGCGTCCGGTGCAAGCCTGACGACCCAACAACCCGGCCAGCCGCCGGTCGTCCGCCCGGTGCCGCCCTCGTGGGCCACGGTAGCGCCGCTCCTGGAGCGCTGGCAGATCGCCCTGGCGCCGCACCGGGACGGCACGTGGGACGTGGTTGCGTTCCACACCGGCATCGGTCCCCCGCACGACGCCCGGCAGGTGCCGTTTGCGCGGCTGCCGCAGACCATTGCGGACCTCGCTGCGCAGTGCGAAGCCGCCCCTGGATGACACTCCAGGGCAGGCCCTGGCTCGACCAGGGGGCAGGCCATGCGGCATCGGTCAACCAAACAGCCCCAGTTGCCGTCCCTCCTGCAGTACACAGTGGGGGCTCGCCCACAGCCGCTCGCGGTGCTGCTGCGAGCTGCCGTCGATGTTGCCGTAGCCGCCGCGCAGGAAGCCCTCCGTGTACCATGTGTGCACCGTCCAGCCGTGCGCTTCCAGCGCCGCGTGTTCGGTGTCATACCCGGCCAGCACAATGCGGGTACGCTTCTCCTGGCCCGCCTCCACGCACCAGGCGCGCACGGCCGCCGTGACGTCCCCGTCCTGCTGGTACAGTATGTCGCTGCGTTCCTTGGGGCTGTACGGCGGGTCGAGGAACACGCCGCAGACGCCCTCCCCCTGGCGCACATTGAGGGTGTACATGGCGCCCGTGGTACAGACGCGGCTCCAATCGCCGTTGACGATGCGCACATGCCGCAGGCGAGCCGAGAGCCAGCGAAACCAGCGCCGCAGCTCGGGCATGACGAGCGGGTGAAACTCCGGTTCACTGGATAGGGCTCCAGTGCAGGCCTCCCCAACCCCAGGCTCGCGCAGCCCGGCATGGTTGACGCCACTGGATGAAGCTCCAGTGCAGGCCTGGCCGTTGTCGCTCAGAGCCTGCCCTGGACTCGATCCAGGGTGCGGGCGGTTGCGCCACACGCCCGGCTCGCGCAGCTGCGGGCGGTGCACGCCCCGGCCGTTGTCGCTCAGGTGCGGGCGGTCGCGGCTCACGCCCGGCTCGCGAAGCCCGGCATGGTGCACGCCCCGGCCGCCGTCGCTCAGGTGCGGCAGGTCGCGGCTCACGCCCGGCTCGCGAAGCCCGGCATGGTGCACGCCCCGGCCGTTGGTGGTCAGGTGCGGCAGGTTGCGCGTGACGCCCGGCTCGCGCAGCTGCGGGCGGTGCACGCCCTGGCCGTTGTCGCTCAGGTGCGTCCTCTGGCGCGTGATGCCCGGCTCGCGCAGACCGGCATGGTTGACGCCAAGGCCGTTGTTGCTCAGAGCCTGCCCTGGACTCGATCCAGGGTGCGGGCGGTCGCGGAACACGCCCAGCTCGCCCGTGCCGCGCTTGACCAGGCGCCCGCTCACCGGGTCCGCCGTCCAGGGCCCCACGCCATGAAACGCGCCAATCTGGCAGCACATGGCATAGAGCCACCAGCCCGCCATCTGCGGGTCGCACCACTCCGGCGAGCCCGCCAGCAGGTCGAGCATGCCGCTCCCGGCCCACTCCAGGAGCGCCGCCTGGCGGGCCTGTTTGCACACCTCCGAGACCGGCCAGGAACACGCCTCAGCCGTCGCCTCAGGCTGCCACTGCATGGCGCGCCAGGCATTAATCACCAGGCCATCGGCATCGTTGATCGTCTCCGAGTAGTACGGGCGGTTGCACGGGTGCGGGCGCTCCAGCAGCACGGCCAGGGAGCCCGCAAACGGCTCGATGTAATGCACGGGATCCCCCAGCAGACGCCAGACGAGTGGCGCCGCCTGGCGCTTGCCGCCGAAGTAGGGGAAGGGGGCTTTGGTGTATGAGGTCAGCATAGGCACTCCAGCGTAGGGTTCAGGACACGAGCAGCCCGCCCCGCGCCAGACGAAGACGTCAGCAGACCGCCTGGCGCTCGGACACCACCGGAACTCCGAGTCCCGAGGTGGGGGCGAGCCATTCAGGTATGGCGACGGGCCTGGTGCCCGGAGCCCAACCCACGCCAGCCGTGCTGGTCCCAGACCACGCGCCCGCCCGGATCGTCCGCGCCGTGCATGGCGCAACCGCAGCAGTGCAGGCACCAGACGTGGTTCCGGCTGCGGGTCTCCCAGCACACGAAGTCCACTGGCTGGATGGTCTGGCAGCGGTCGCAGCCAAACTGCTCGGGCAACTCGGGCATCATGGCCCGCACCTGCAGCTGTGCAGAAGCACCATAACGTGTTCTTTCCTATGGGATACTGGTCATATCTCTGCTATAATGAGCCCTCGATACGAGCCTTGGAAGTCCGCAAAACTTCCAAGGCTCTCACCACCACCCCTGCAATGAGGATGCAGCGGCTATGGCTTCTCGTGATAGTACGCTCTGTCTGTGCGGTTGTCAGGAACTTTGTGGGCCTGGAAGCCAATGGCGTCCTGGTCATAGCACACGTGCGCGGGCGCTCCGGCCTCTGGAAGAACGCTTTTGGGCGAAAGTGCAGAAAACTGCCACCTGCTGGCTGTGGACAGGTGCCAAAAAAGAATGGGGCTACGGGGTCATCAACTCCCAGAGGAATGGACCGCTTCTCCGTGCCCATCGCTATGCGTATGAACTCCATTATGGACCAATCCCCGATGGCCTTTGGTGCCTGCATCGCTGCGACGTGCCCCGTTGTGTCAGGCCAGACCATCTCTTTCTCGGCACCAGCAAAGACAACACCCAGGATATGATGCAGAAAGGCCGCCATCTCGCACAGAGCCATCCTGAGGAATTTTTCTCCCGGTGTAGTACCGGACAACGGACCAGATGGCGCGATCACCCAGAATCGATCCGGCGTGGGGACCACCATCCCACCGCCAAAGTGACGGCTGAACAGGTACGGGTCATTCGACAACGCCATCAGTCTGGGGACATCTCCATAGCTGCTCTGGCTCGCGAGTTTGGGGTCAGCGAGAGTGCTATTCGATTCATAATCCAGCGAAAAACCTGGCGGCATATTGTTTAGGGGCTACAACGTCCTGAATCAGGAAAGGTCAGCGACCAGATCGTCAGCCGTCCCGTCTCGTTGCCATGGGCGTACAGCCGCAACTGGTGCGTGTCCCGCAGCCACGCCCGGTCCCACGCCACGTCGTACGGCCCGTCCTCCAGCGCCAGCGGCCATAGCGTCCAGGTCTGCCCGCCATCGGTCGAGACATGGATCCGCAGCCCGGACGACACCGCGATCCAGCGCCCGCGCCAATCGCGAGAGACCAGCGAGGGCGAATAGTCCAGCACCCGCGGCGGCGCCGTCCAGCCCGTGGCGGGCTGGGTGATATACCCGCGCTTGATGCCTTTGCTGCTGTCGCTGGCATTGGGGAACACGACGAGCGTTGGCTGCTGCTGCGTGTCCACCGTCAGCGCCACATGCCCGTCATAGTAGCCCACCGCGCCGGCCTGCTCGAACCACGCGGGGCCACTCGCCACCTCGGATTCCTGTACCCCCAGCGGCAGGGTCAGGGGTGACCCATCGCTGCGCTGCCAGCTCGTGCCGTGATCCGCACTGATCGCATAGGTGACCGCATTGGGATGCGCAAAGCAGGCCTGCCCGCCATCGTCCTTGGTGTACTGGTTGCACCAGACCCAGGCCGCATGCAACCGGTTCTGCGGATCGCCGGCCAGGCGCAGGCCGATCGGCAGCTTGCCCGGCTCCGTGGCCCAGGGGCGGATCCCCGCCACCCGCGTCCAGGTCCCGGTGGCGACACTGTAGCGCGCCAGGCCCGCCGACCATTGCCGGTCGTGAAACGCCGCATCACAGATCAGGCACTCGCGGTAGGCGATAAATAGCGTGCCGTCCTGCGTCGTGGCAAAGTGCGGGTAGGTAATCTGGTTGCCGGGCAGCGCCGCAATGCCGGGCTCGTTGACGGTCCAGTTGGTGGCACACGTCCCCGTACAGCCGCCGTCGGCCGGACTCGAGGCGCCGGGACTGGTGCCCGCATCCTGGCCCTTGAAGACCATCGTCTGGACGCTATGGGGCTGTGTGCTCATGGCGTATTGCCAGGGCGTGTCGTGCATGTTGAAGGCCGCGTGCACGTAGCCCTGCGGGTCGAGCCCCAGGGAGCACTGATTGTGGAACTTATCGGCTCTGGTCGCGGCGGCAAGCACCGTCGGCGGGCTCCACTGTCCGGTGGTGGGCTCGTAGCGCGTGACCACGGTCTCAAGGCTGGGCGTGATGAAGCAGGCATAGGCGGCGCCCTCCGGGCCACTCACCAGCGGCGTGCCAAAGCGCGGCGCGTTGGTCGCGTGGACGGCGAAGCTCCCGAGTGGCGCGGCGCAAAACGGCGGCGCGGGGGCCTCACGTGGGGCACGGTGCACGCAGGAGGTTAGGAGGAGCGCGAGGAGCAGCAGCATTAGGCGTCGCACGGCGGGACTCCTTCGGCGGGGCGAAAGGGACAATCGAGCACGCAATACTCCGACCGGGCGTAGCGGCAGTCCGGGCCCACGAAGCCACACTGGTCGCGCAGGTAGGCCATGGCATCGTCCAGGGTCATGGTCAGGTCCAGTTGCCGCAGCCAGATCAGCTCCTCGTAGAGCCGGTGCATCAAGAAGCGGATGGTGGCGTCCATTTAGCGCTCCTCCGCGCGGGCGCAGTCGCAGCGCAGGGCCAGGTCGAGTTGGGCTTTGTGGGCGGTCTGGAGTTCCTCCCACAGGGTCTGATTCACCGCATGCACCCGGCGCAGTTCCTGGAGCGCGAAGTGCCCAAACAGGCCCCCGATGACCAGCATCAAGAGCAACGTCACACTCGTGGCCCGATCGGTGACCTCCAGGATCGTCTGCAGCCAGCCGCGCGCCCGCTCGGGCGTGGCCATGGCTAGTCCTCCAGACTGCGCCCGTAGAGTTTCCGCGTCACCCCCCACAGCAGGCGCCGGCAGGGCCTGGCCTCCCACAACAGATAGCCGGCCAGCCAGTACAGCATACAGGAGAGCACCCAGCTCCCCACGTCCCAGCCGAGCTGCCACACACTCCCCGCCAGTCCCAGCAGCGGCAGCGCCACCGAGGCGAGCACCGCGCCGCTTCCCGCGCCCCGCGTCTCCTGGCGCGGCCCGCCCTGCTGCGTGGCGGCCTGGATGGCCTGGCGCCGCGCCGCATCGCCGGTGAGATACGCTTCCGCGACGCTCCCGGCCTGGCGGCGCAGCCCTTGATCGCCCAGCCCGCGCAGCAGATTGCCGGCTTCGCGCTGCACATACGCCTGCACGTCTTCGGGGCTGGCGGGCGCCTCCAGGGTCCCCACCACCGCCGTGCGCAGCGCCTCATAGAGCCCGTCCGAGACCTCCACCTTGAGCGTCACCGCGCCGGCCGCACAAGGCAGGAGCAGCGCCAGTCCCAGGACGCCAGCGAGTCTCCGCATAGCCACCTCCTTATTGGACCGTCCGGCCCACTTCGTACCACGTCGTCCCGTAGAGTTCCAGCGTCAGGGTCCCCGTCGCCACGGTGCCTGGAGCCCAGGTATTGGCGTCGCTGCCGGCATTGGAGAGATTCATGTTGCCGCCCTCCTGAAACACCGGCGTATTGCCCGCCACTTTGAGAAAGCGCACCTGCGCCCCACTGCGGCAGTGCGGACAACTGATCATCGTCACCGTGGCGCTGCCGGTGAGGTTAAAGGTGTTGCCATCGGTGGGCAGCGTCAGGGTGGGCGCCAGCACGATGGCGGCGCCGCTACTGTGGCTCACCGTCCGCCCCATGACGACGCGATCCATGGCGGTAATCAGGCCGGTGTAATAACACGCATCCTGGATCGGCGTCGCCACCGTGGCCGGATCAAAGAAGTTCCCCATGACGCGCAGCCCCTTGGCGTCAAAGGTGTCGCGGCACCCTATCCCGACCAGACCGCTAGCGCCTAAGCCGCCCTCGACATAATTGCCCTCGACCGCGATGGAGTGGGTGTCGGTGCTGGTATCGACGTAAAACGTATAGCCCGCCTTCTGGCCGAGAAAGACATTATTGGCGAACGTGATCGCCTGCGCCCGGCCGCCCGGGTCGCCGACGCCATTGCCGAACAGAATGGCGACATCGTCGGCGTCCAGCAGGTCGTCCACCGCGAACCAGGACGCTTCCACCCGGCCGCCACGCGGGTCCGCGTCAAACTGCATGGCGTACTTGGAGATGCCTTCAAAATAACAGCCGGTGCACGAAAACCCCCGCAGCGCGTGGCCAACAAACATGCCAATCTGGCAGTTGCCGGCCTGGCCATCGAGGATGGTCACCGCCTGCAAGCGGCTCCCCGTGCCAAAATCCTGTTCGCCAATCTGCCAGCACGTATCGAAGCCCTTGGCCGAGACGTTGCGCACATCGACCATGCCGCCGGTGGTGGTGGTGTTGGACAGGTAGAGCCCGCGCCCGGTGCTCCGGCCCTGCGGCACCACCGACTGATACTCGATAAACACCTGCGTCAAGTCCACCACAAAGGTATTGAGCCACTTGAGCCCGGAGCCCGTCTGGCTCTTTTGCAGCAGGTACATTTCGCGCATCCCGGCGCCATTGTTGGCGCCGTCAATACTCACCAGGTACTGCCCCGGACTCGTCCCCACCACCGACAGACGCTCAAGGCGCAAATGTCTGAGGGCATTGGGGGCCCCGGCGCCGGCCCCGGTGAAGGCGTTGATACACGGCTGCGTGGCATCCACGCACTCCAGCACGGTGCGCTCGTACTGGCGCGGTTCCGTGGCCGTCTTAAAGCGCATCGGCCCATCGCCGAGCACCAGGAGATAGCCCTGGTGCTCGATGGCCTGGGGGGCCGCAGCGTTGAAGGTGGCGTGATAGTGCAGCCACAGGGCGCCGGTTTTATAGCAGCCGCCAGGCGGGGTCGGCAGGTACACCTCGCGATCCCGCCACAGCCCGGCATTGATGGCGGCTTGCAGCCCGGCGGTGTCCACCGTCTGGCAATCGCCGGTGACGCCGTAGAGCCCGGAGAGGGCATTGACCGGGCCTCTGTACGGCGTATCTGGCCGCAGATCCGCCACCTGACTGAGCACCCCACCACTGCTGGTGGCCCCGGCCAGGAGCACCGTGCCCTGCGGCAGCACCGGGCGGGTGGTGGTGGTGTGCGTCCAGACGTAGTGCGTGCCCACCACCCCGGTCCACCCCGGAGGCGTCACCGCGACATCGGCGCGGCCGGCCAGCCAGATGAGGCCATCGGCGGCGACAAGGGGGATGCTGCGCGCCGTCGGTTCGGCCAGGTAGCGCAGGCGCGTGACGGGCGCCGTCTCCAGGGCATAGGCGCGGCACGGCGGCACCTGGAGGCTCCCCCCAACGACGGTGGGGAGACAGCCCTCAGCCACGTAGCCGGAGGCAAAATCGCCCACGTAGGCTTGCATCTCCACCTGGGCATCGGGCGTGCCATGGGTGGTGAGCCCCCAGGCGGGGAGCACCAGCAGCAGTCCGGCACTGGACCACGAGACCATGAGCAGCAACCAGAGCATGGCGCGTCTCCTTGTCTGGGAAAGGGTTACCCGACCGTCCAGTCGGCGACAGCGCTGGCGGTTATGGCGGTCCACCCCGTCGTGCCGGTGGCCATGAGGGTGAGAAAACTCCCCACCACCTGGCTCTGGCAATAGCCGCCCGCCGTACTGACCAGCCCGACAATCCGGATCGTCGCCCCGGCGGGCGCCACAATGCGGGTGCCGCGCGGGCTCGGATGGAAATTGAGCACCGTGTAGTGCAGGCCGTACGCCGCGGTCGGCAGCGTGAGGTAGGTGATTTCCGTCGCATTGTTGCCCACCACGGCGATGCCGGTATTGTCCGCCGTGAGGGCATAGGGCGCCCCGACCCCGTAGGTGGTGAGCACAAAGCCGTGCTTGCGGGCCAGCAGGCCGGTGCCAATCGTGGTCACCGCGCCGCTGGCGCTGCGCACTTTGAGCGCCCCTTGCCCCGCCGCGCCGTCATGATTTTCCACCCAGATCTGGACCGCATTGGCGGGATGCGCGGCGGTCGGGCGCCCGCCCAGGGGCAGCACCAGGCCGCTTTGCAGGCCGGTGCCCGGAACCACGGCGCCCAGCAGCAGGTTGCTCGCCGCGTCCAGGCTGAGGCCGGTACTCTCCAGGTTGAGCCCGTCCGTGGCCCAGCGCGGCACCCTGAGCGGCGTGCCCGCCGGGATTTTGGCCTCCAGCGCCGTGATCTGGCTGGTGTGCGTCGCGCCTACGGCCTCCAGCGCCGTCACGTCCGCCCGCACCGGATCCAGTTGTTCTTTGAGGCGCAGCGGCGAGACGATGCGGCTGTTGTCGGTGCTGTTCCCTTCCGCCGCATTGGCAACTTCCGCAATCCCCGCCGTCGTCTCACTCGCCGGGGGTTGCGGGGTGGGCGGGATCGGGTCCCCGGCGGACCCCGGTAGGAACGTCATGCCCGCAGTCGTCGGGGCCGAAAACTGAAAAAAATACCCCGTCACATAGACCGCCCCGGTGCCATCGAACAGCCCCCCGTAGGCCGTGAGCGTCACCGCCCCGGGCAGCGGTTGCGGCTGCCCGCCGTAGGCGAGAAAGCCCCCGGCGGTGGTCGTCGTGGGGGCAGTGAGCGCCTCCAGGATCCCCCACGCATCGGGCAGGTCGGGATTGCCGACGCCGATCGCGCTGAGCCCCTGACTGGTCCCAAAGCTCTCACTGATGCACGCCGTCAGCGCGATGCCCAAGACGTCCTGGGGGAAGACGCCGGCACTCGCCTGCGCGCTGCCGGCGGTGGGGCGGATGAGCACCGTGTTGGTCCCCATGCCCAGGCCCGGCAGCCCGGTGCTGCCGCTCCCGGAGACGGGGTCGAGCAGCCACTGCTCCACGTCGTCTTTGTCCGTGAGGAGCAATTTGTAGGCCGCGCCATCGTAGTAAAACTCCGCTTCGCCGCTACTGTCCAGGATGACCGGATTTTCCAGCGGCGTGGTCAGCTCGGCATCGGCATACAGGGCGTGGGGGGTGCTGGTGCCCGACAGATAGGCATAGACCTTGCCGCCGGCTAACGGCTCGCCGTCGCGATCGAAGGCGCGAAAGATCGGGTAGGTGGCTAATTGGCCCATAGAAAAAAGCCCTCAAGGTTTCCGCAGACTTGTCGATAAGACGTATTGACATAAGAGCTACATATACGCTACAATCTCAGTATGGAACGCAAAACTTTAACCAGTATCCGCTTGACCCCAGAAGCCAGACGGCTCCTGAAACTGTTGTCCGCCAAGCTCGGCGTGTCCCAGGCGGCTATTCTGGAATTACTCATTCGCCACAAAGCCTCTGAAGAACGGATTACATGAACCCTTTTACTCCTGAAAGGAGTCGTCTATGTTGTCCACCATCCTGCTGCTTGTGCTCGCCGTCTGCGGGTTCCTGTGGCTCTGTGCCCTCGCCATCATGGCTTTCAACTGGCTGCTGAATCTACCGTATGAGCGGGCGCGCAAGGCCCACAACCGTGCGCGTGAAGCGATGCTGCTCGCTTACTCTTCTTCGCCGGACTATGCCAGCGATCAGGCCTGGTTTCCCAGGAGACGCCATGGCGTTTCTGCTCGCCGTCGTTTGCAACCTTAGCCTCCTGGTCCTGGAGCTGAAAGGAGTCTGTGCATGTATATTCCGCTCTGGGTCGTCCTCCTGGTATGTTCCTGGCTGTGGTTCCGGGAATGGGATACCCCCGCCGCCCGGCAAGACCGCCAGCGCGTCCGGGCCGTCTGGCGCCGCCTCCGTACCGAGCGGAAGGCCGCCGACCGCGCCACCCGCCACCACTGGCGGGCGGTCCACGGTCTCGCCATGGGCCTGGCCTGGGAGCATGGCGTAGGAACCTGGCTGCGCTGCGGGTTGTCGGTTGGCTGGACAACGCTCCGCACGGTGTCTCCTCACGATACCATGGCCGTCTACCACTGCCAGATCCCCCTCTATGTGGCCTGGATCGCCCATCTTATGGGGTCGGAGCCGGAGAAGGCTCTGGAGCATGCATCTGTTGGCGCACCAGCGCGGCCAGGGCATTGAGGGCCGTGGTATCTGCGCCGCCCGTGCTGGTTTCTTCCAGCGCCCGCCGCACCAGCGCCCGCCCCGCTTGCGTCTGCATGGCCTTGGCAATGAGTTCCGGGCCATAGACCCCGACGGCGGCCCCGGCAGGGCCCCCGATGGTCGCTCCAATGGCCGCCCCGACGGCGGCACGCCCCGAGCCGCGCTGGCCCCCACGCGGCACGTTCAGGCGTTCGAGCCGTTGGGCCAGCGTAATAATGCCTTCCACCTCGGCTTTTTCCTCCGGCGTGAGCGTGTCGCGCAACACCTTGTCGCGCCGTAACGTCCGCTTCCAGGCCGTCTCCATGCGCCCGCCGTTCAAGCTGATGCGACCTTCCGGGTCGATGGTGACCCCATTGGATCCCGGCTTAAACAGCTCATCGAATTCGGCCGCAATGTGTTCTTTCCGCGATGCCGCGATGGCGTTCTTCAGTTCCTCCGCCCCCTGGATGCCTTTGCTGGCGGCGGTCTCTAAATCCTCGTGAAAGGCCGCGTAGAGCTGTTTGATGCGCCCTTCGCCCACGCCGCCTTTGCTCCGTGCCTCCCGGACTAGCTCGCCCACCCGCTGCTGGTGGGCATACAAGGTGTCCATGTCCACCGTCCCGCTCGCCGTGAGCTTCTTGAGGTCATTTGCTACCCGCATGAGCTTGCCATTGCGCAAGGAGGGTTGCAAGGCCATCTCGGCCTGGAGAATGTCTGCCGCGTCCCGGGCCACGGCGGTCGGGGTAATGGCCGGATTGTAGCGCGCGACCTGGCCATACAGGGTCCGCGAATCGACTGGAGGCAACAGGCTATCGGTCATCCGGGCCAACCGTTCCGCGACTTCCTGATGCATCGCCGTCGCGGCGCCAGGCAGGTGGCGTATCACCGCCTTCGTGGTGGACTTGAGCAGGGGCGTGACGACTTTGCTCACCCCACGGAGGGCAGGCGGCACGGCCACACTGGCCACATCCCCGATCACGTCGGGCTTTTCCAGCCCCAGGGCGACATTGAGCTTGCGGGCGCCGTAACTCCCGGCCATCTCGCCCAAGATGGGCCCCGCCGGCGCGGCGGGTCCAAGGAAGGGCGCCGCGAGGGTCCCGGCAGCCACCCCGAGCATGGAGCCCCCTATACTGATCCCCGTGGCCATGGCGGCTTGCCCCAGTCCCGTGGGGGCCGGAACGGCCGGACTGCCCACCGCCCGCTCGGCCTGTTGCCGTCCGGCCTCTTGCCGGGCCAGCATGGCCTGCTGGGCCTGGAGCTGTGCGGCCGTATCCCCCACAAACGTCTGCCGGCCGAAGG